CCTTCGTGTACGAGGGTTAGCTGCTCTACCAGAATAGCGTTGTCACCAGCGTTTAGGTCTGAGTAAGCAACTGAGGTTGGCCAGCAGTTGTAAACCTGGAAACGCATAGCGACGTGGTCATCACTTGAAACGCTGTCGGTGGTGTTACCTCCCGAACCAGCGATTGGGTGTGATAGCACCTGAATCTCTAGGTCTGCACGGAAGTTCTGTGCCTGAGTACCGGTTGACCCACCCTGAACGGTTGCAAACAACTTGCGCATCCAGTTCCAGTGCTGCTGGGTGCCGAGAACGACACCACGCTGCAAAGTAATTGGTGCAAAAGTAGTCTGACCAGGAATCTGGTGGACAGTGGTGTTGTAGCCACCCTCACGGTAAGGGATGCTGTCGGTGGTGACCGAAAGACCCGAGATTGAGGTGAACCCAACAGTGACACTTGGGGGGTTACTTGTAAGCCAGTCAGCACCTGGGTTGTTAGGTTCTAGAGGCTTGAAGGTAACCAGAAACCTAAAGTTTCTGATTGGGTCGGTCGCAAGCTGCGAACGGTTATTGATGATAGTAGGCATTTATTCTTTCTCCTTCGGTTAGTTCGAGGTCTTCTGGCTGAGGCTAATTACCACAAACTCAGCAGGGTACTCAAGAGCCACACCAACTTCGATGTGTACTTCGCCCAGAGCGATTGACTCTGCGCTGTTGTTTTCGGCGTCTATCTTGATGAAGAAGGCGTCGTCGGCAGTTGCGCCACGTAGTCCACCTGCATTGCGATAGTCGTTCAAGAACACGCCAATACCAGTGCGGATACGTGCCCACAGCTGCTCGTCGTTGTTCTCAAATAGGGCAAACTGGGTCAAGTCATTGAGCTGCTTCTTGATGTAAATCAAGCTGCGGCGCATGTTGACGTAGCGGTTTGCGGTTCCATCCTGCTTCAAAGTGCGAGCACCCATAGAAACAATCCCAGCACCAGGCAAGTTGCGCAGTGCGTTTACAGGCGTAGCAGAAGAGTTCAAGCTGTCAAGCTCTGCGTTAGTAAACGCCTTCTCTAGAGAAACGGCGCTACGAATAGCTGCTCGGATACCTGCAGGGGCCTTGAACGGACCAGTCTGACGGTCGGTCTGAATGTAAAGACCGGCAACAGCTGCTGCAGGTCCAGACTTACGTAGGGACTGAGAGCTGCAGCCTAGTGGGTCCTGAACGAAAAGGTTCGGGTAGTACACTGCGGCGTTTGCGGTCTTGGTTAGTGTTCCTGCGTAGGTTATTGCTTGAGCAGCGGTTAGGTTAGGTGCAGTGTCAAGAACAGCAAACCCGTTGTTGGCGTCAGCCCAAGCAATCATTGCGTTGTGAAGGTCATCAACGTCTGAGGTGCTTAGTACGGAGAACGCCTCTGGTGCAAAGATGACTAGTGGACGGTCAACAGCGTTAAAGCTACTAAGAACGCCAGTGTAGTCAGCAAGAGCAGGAGTAGTTCCGTTTGAGCCAGAGGTTAGTGGTAGCACTGCAGAGGTAGGCGCATTAGCAGTATCGCTAATGGTCATAGTGATGTTTGCAGATGAGTAGCCGATTACGGTAGGCGCAAAATCACTTGATACAGAGTTGTTGAACACTACGTTGTTAAACTGCTCCAAAACGATGTCGTTAGTGACGTCGCTTCCGGTTCCTGCTACGGTCTCCTTGTAAACAGTTACGTCGAAGTAGCCTGAGCCTGCAGTTCCAGCAGTAATCTGTACACGGAGGTTGTTTCCATCAGCACCCTTGTTCTTAGCAGTGATAGTACCAATTGTTCCGCTTACTGCTTTAGGGATGGCCACGGATGCTGCAGCAGCGTCTGAGGCTAGAACACGGCGAACATAGAGTTCACTTCCGCCGTTGTAGAAAAACTGGCCTACTCCGAAAGTAGCTGGGTAAGATACGTCGTATCCACCAAACTTCTTCACAAAGTCATACCATGAAGTGACCAAGGTCACGGTTTCTGGTCCCTGTGCAAATGCACCGAAAGTAGCACCAGCAGCATTTGCGGTACCATAAACGGCGACAGGCGCAGGAAGTAGACGTTCAGTAATGTAAACGCCTGGACGACTGTAAGTCATCATTGTCTCCTAACTAGGTTAATTTATTAAAGAAGGGGGGCCGAATTATGCAGCAGTAGTAAACGTTCCAGAACCGATAAACTCAGGGTCTCCTGGTCTTCCACCAGCATCTTCAGCGTTTGGTTCGTCGAGGTGTACTTCTTGTACCTTGTATAGCGTGCGCATAATACCTTGAGAGACCTCACTTGAGACTCGCACAGTAATAGCGTTTATGAACAGGCGCTTTGCTTGTTCAGTAGCATCTCTTTTTGAGATACCCATGACATCCAGCCTTCGGACGGTTCCATCGTCCAACTGCAGCATGCCAAATCTTTGGGGTAGTTTCTGAAAGTTTATTTGAGTGAGTAGCTCACGGTCGTGACGAGGGTGGCGGCTAAACACGGTCACCTGGTAGTCAATGTTGACCGGAATAGGAATGTCTACTTCGAAAGACTGGCCCTCTGGCAAATTTGCGGGTGCCAAGTAGCTGCTGCTAGTCTTGCCACGCATTTCACGGGTAGGGTCACGTTGGATGTCAATCATGTCAATCGTGACGTAAGGGTAAAGCTGAGGAGTAAGTTCTTGGTCTGGCTGACCAAAGTAAACACGAACAGAACGGTCTACGTCTTGTCCGTCAGCTTTTTGGTCGTGAACAACCATGCCCAGTAGCGAGTCCCTCAACGCCTTGTCTTCTGACAAAAGAAAAGTCACTTCTTACCCCCCATGTGCTTGTCAAGGTTCTTAACAAAATTAGATGATGCACCGATAGGGTTGTTTTTGTATTTTCGGATAACTGCGGTAGGACGGGCAGTCTCGTTACCGTACTCGTGAGTTAGGGCATCGCCAACATACTCATCGTGTACGTATACGTTAAACTTCTTGTCGTGAAAACGAACGTGGGTGTTCTCCACGACCTTGCTATCCCAGCCGTGGGCAAGTGCACTCTGACGAATCTGGCCCTCTATGAACTGGGCGGTGTCGTGAGCGGCGTTATGGAGGTTATTTAGTATGCTTCTCAACGTCTTTACCTGTGTGGGATTTTGGTTGCTGAAACTGGTTCCGTACGTAGCCTGAGACTAATTGGCCAAACATAGCTTCTTGACGGTTATTGGGGCGGTAGCCACCAGCACCACGAAGAAACTCTTCTCTTTCCTGGAACAAGAGGTAATCATTCACTCTTTTCCACCAGGGGTTGAAGTTGGAACTCATCAGCAAAATCCTTTTCAGGCGCAAACTACATACGTAGAGGGAATCCCGCACGGAATTCCATACCTTAAGGATAAGGATTATTGGCTGAGATTAAACGCTAAATGGTGTTTTCTTTATGTAGTCGTTGTTCTGGTGGGTCTTCAGAGAGTGGCAGTTGTGGCATAAAGTCTGCAGGTTGGCCGGGTCGTTGTTCTTTTTATCCCCATCAATGTGGTCTACGCACAGCTGGACTGAGTGCTCAGGTATAAAGGCGCACCACTCGCAGAGCTCCCCCTTGTGGAACACCCATGGGCGCTCGGTGGCTTTCTGGCTGGACTTAAAAGCATGCTTGCAACGCCAATATGGGGTGCCATCAGCTTTGAGGTTCCCACTTGGTCTAAGGGCCACCTGCAGCCCACAGAGGGTACAGTCCCCGACCATGTTCTCTGGGTCAACGTTGGTTATCTTATGCTGCATGTATACAGGGTAACAAAAAAGGCCCCTGTTGCCAAGGGCCTTTGATGTTTGTGTTGGTTACTTCTTTGAGGCAGACTTCTTCTTGATGCCCTTGATAATCTTGGCGTCTTTCTTCTTGTCTTCAGCCATGGTCTTAGGCTTCTTGTGAGCCTCGTCCTTCTTCTTGAACTCTGCCTTTTCCTTAGGGCTCATGCCCTTAGTCATCTCGGCGTCCTTCTTCTTGTCCTTGGCATCGGTGTACTTACCCTTCAACCAAGGTGGCATCTTCTTGTCAGACTTCTTCTCAGCCATTATTTGCCCCTCTTTACTCTGTTAACAAGCTTTTTAATTGGGTTTTTTGAGCCCTTAGCAACTTTGCCGCCCATACCTGAAGCAGTACCCTTAGGAGCTGGCATAGGTCTCGTTGTTGGCTTATTTGATTTTGGTGCTTCTTTTGATTTCGGGCTTGTGCCATACTCCGGCTCGTTGGGGTTTCTAACTTTTTTCTTAGACGTCACATCCATCGGTGCCTGTTTTGGTTTCGATGGTTGGTTAGCCTTGAAATTGTCTCGCTTACCGTTAGGAAGTCGAGGGTCTGATTTAGCCATTAGTTGGCTCCTTTTCTTTGTTTTTACAACCCTTGCAGGTTCCGTTACACATCAGTTTACTACTTTCTATTTTCTCTTAGGTGCTTTTCTAGCATCTTGAGTCTTTGGGCTTCGCTTCCGCCCTTGGTTTGTAGCTCTTTAAGTTCGGCTACTTGGCGCTTTTGCTTAAGTTGAGCCGGGGTGGTAATTCTCTTGAGCCCCTCACCTGGAGGCAATAGAGTGTCTGGTGAGGTTCTAAGCCTAGTCATTCTTGGCATTACTTACCTACTCTACGTTTGTTTTCTTTGCCAACGTTCTTACCGTGCTTCATTGGGCGCAGATTAGCTTTGCTGTCATTCTTCTTGTTGTTGTCCTTGTGGTCAACATCAACATCTTTAGGGAGCCTACGCCCATTCTTGGTTTCGTAGTCTTCACGAGCCTTGTTCTTAGACTCGGTACGCCAACCGTCCTTGGTCTTTATTTTCCAGACGTAAATCTCACGGCCACCGTTTTGAGCAGAGCCCTTATACGGACCGAACTTCTTTCGGGTGCCAATCTTTACCTCGGCCATTAGCCTCTCCTGTGTTTAGCTGTTTTTGCAGCAATCTTCTTAGGTTGTGGGACAAACTGCTTGCCAGCTTTGTTCCCCTTAGCCTTTGCTGCGTTTGTAGCTTTTTTCTCCGCAGGAGTCAGCTCCTTCCAACCTTTCTCAGGAAGGTAGCGCTTTTTGCCCTTAGACGGCTCACCGTCTGAGGTTCTCCATTTCTGTTCAGTCCAGGCCTTAAGAGACTTCTGAGATTTAGCTAAAGCCATTAGTTCTTGTAGCCCCCGCCAGCCTTCTTATACTCAGACGCCAATAGCTGAGCTTTACGGGCTGACCACTCACCTGGGTCTCCACCCTTTGTGCCAGCCTTAATCTTCTTAAAGAGTGACGCACGTAGACCAGGCTTGGTGTAGTTACCTGCCTCGTTTACTTTAGATTTTGATTTCTTTGCGGCAGGCATTGCTACCACTTCACCTTATCAGCCCAATAAGCGGCAGACATCTTGCCCTTAGCAATGTTCTTTCCGTGACGGGCTTTGAAACTCTTGCGCTTAGCCTTCATGCGCTCCGACTCTCCAGCCTTTGGCTTGCCCGCAGTTTCTGCGCCCTGCTCACCAAAGCGGATAGTCTTAATCTGGTCGCCTTCTTTAGCCACAACAACGTGTGACTTCTTTGCTCCTGGGGTAGCCTTAGGCTTGTTGTAGCCCGACACTCCCGCACGGGCCAGTCGTGGGTCTTTCTTAGCATGGTGCTTCTTCTTGTGCTCAGCCATTTTTTCCTCTGTTCTCTAGTTTGTCTGCTCCGTAGTTAACGGCGGCTTGGGTACCGTAGTCAACTGCTCCTTGGAACAAGTTGCTACTTAAGATGCTGTTAGAGCTTCTAGCTACTGCGCCTCGAGCAGTGGCACCTAGTAGTGGTGCTGCAAGCCGGGCAACTCCGGCAATAAATGGTAACATTACTTTCCTTACCAGCTCGTTAGAGCTGTTCGTCTCCAGGTGTTGGTTGCAACACAAATGTACAAAAATCCTGAAGCGTAGGCCACCTGCCCAGCAACTCCCGTAGAAGTAGCAGTAGCAGGTACGGCTACCCAAGGGCCTACCTTGGTGTCTAGGTAATCTAGGGCGGTGTTTAGGGTGGTACCCCAGTTTGTCTGCCCTACTGTAGGTTTAACAAGTGGCACTGTTACTCTCCGTATCTATCTAAGCCATAGCCGCCTGCGCCATAGCCACTGATTCGTGGTTCATTCGTAGCGGCCAAGGCGTACCGCTGGAACTGTGGGTCGTTTACGAGCTCTTCTGGGTTTAGCTGGTTACAGTCTATGGTGACAACCGACCAACGGTATCCGAAAGAACCACGTGGGATAACACGTGTAGGAACAAATACTTGCCCTCTATAAAGAATTCTATCTTTAATGTGTTTATTTGGCTCAGTAAGCACCGAAGGAAGAAGTCGCTCCACATCCCCTACGTTTAGAACTAGTCTTAGGGTGTCTGTAACGTAGAAACCACGTTCGTTCATGATGTTGGTACCACGTACGATTTGGGCCATGATTACAGGGAATTTAAACGGGAGCATCCAACGGCGACCTTGTCCCGCAACCGAACTGGACACGTCGTAAATCTCGTCTACAACTGTGTTGTAGTTATCTTCTAGGTAGTAGTCTTGCCAGCGGAACCAGTCAACGTCAACTCCGACAGTACCACCGAGTTCTTCGGCCATACCCTCGTACATAGACTTGGCTTCGTAACCCATGCCAAATCGAGAGTTACGGTCTGTTCCTTCTTTTCCACCACGCATGGGGGTCTCCTAGTTAGGCTTTCCTACACTACGCAAGTAGTTGTGTTCAAATTGCTTAAGGTGCCCTACTGCATTGATAAATCCGTATAGTGCTGGTGCCTGGTCTCCGCCTACCACGTCAACAGTGAGGCTATCGGCCACGTTTGTTGACACCTCTCGAAGACCAGCGGCCACGTACGCTTTAGCCTTACCAAGAAACTGAGGGTCCTCGTCTACATAGTCAAGTAGTTGACCGAACTGGTTAAAGAACAGGATTTCATCTTCGCCCTGAACTACCGGTCCTTGAAAGGTTGTTACGAATTTATACTCCATGTTACCACTTTCCTAGAGGGCACTCAGCATCGTGCACTTTTGTTTTTACGTTCATAAAGCACATGCATTCACGGCATTGACGAGTTGGGCTGAAGAACTTTTCACAGCTCTTGCAAATCTCGTAACGTACTTTAGGGTCCTTGATTTCGATTTTTTGTTCCATGTGTCCTACTTTAGGTAGAAGTTGTCTAGGACAGCAGTTTGTCCAGAGCTTGAGGGGGCAACAATAATGCCTGCCAAAGCGGTGGTGGTCGGGCTGGTGGCCGTGTAGGTGTTGCTGTTTAGCAGCAACTCTTGTTCTGCGGCGCTGTAAGCACTAACG